CAGCGCACTTCTTCGGCCAGTGTGCACACGAGTCAGGCGGATTTAAGGTGTTCTCCGAGAACCTGAACTACTCTGATAAAGGGCTCAACGGAATCTTCAAGAAGTATTTTCCTACGATCGCTTCGACCGCAGGTTATGCTCGTAAGCCAGAAAAGATTGCTAACAAAGTGTATGCTAATCGGATGGGGAACGGATCAGAAGCCTCTGGAGATGGTTGGAAGTGGCGTGGTCGAGGCCCGATCCAACTGACCGGGAAAGACAACTATACAGCTTTTGCCGCTGACGTAAAACGTCCTGACGTCTTGACGAATCCTGATCTTGTGGTTGGTGAGTTGGCTTTTGAGTCTGCATTATGGTTCTTCCGTAAGAATGGATTGCTTGCAATTGCAGACAAAGGTGTAACCGATGCGGTGATCACTCAAATCTCGAAGAGAGTGAATGGCGGTACACACGGTCTTGACGATCGTTTAAAGAAAACAAAACAATACGCCAATTGGGGATAAATTGAAGGGGAGCGAAAGCTCCCCTTCTTTTTACTTAGTTTTACCTTCTGCCAAGAATTCGGCAGCTTGCGACGGATACTCGGTATCTTCGTCGTCGATCTTTATCTTCTTCGGCTTCTTGTGCTCAGGAATAATAGCTTCCAAAGCAATCTTCAGAATACCATTCAGAAGAGATGCACCACGAATCTCTACGTTATCTGCGAGATTGAACGTGCGAGTGAATGGACGGTTAGCGAGTCCTTGATAAAGGAATGCTGGCCATGTCCACTCTCCATTTGACCCCTGTTCTGCAGGTTCACCAGACTGAACATTACCTTTAATGATGAGCTTATCATCTGCAAGTTCGATTTCAAGATCTTGCTTACCGAAGCCAGCAACAGCCATCTCGATAAGATACTTGCTCTCATCAATCTTCTTGATATTATATGGAGGATAGTTTTGTTGAGCGGCCTTTAAGGTCTGCTCTGTTGCTTCAGAAAGTTTCTTGACGATTGGATCAAATCCTACAAAGAAACGATCAAAGGCTTGAGTTGAATAAAATTCTTTCATATTTTGCTCCTTATTAAGCGAGATTAAAGTTTGTCACCCATTAGGCGTGACAGTTTTATTTATAAGATAGAGTTGAACTCCAGCTTCTAAAAACATTTGTTTTGTGACATGCCAGTGAAAATGTTCGACGTCTTCAACTGGCTCATACGATACCACCTTCGTAATTCCCTTCTGAATGTTACTCTTGGCGCATTCGCTGCACGGTAGAAGAGGACTATAAAGTGTACAGCCTTCGACAGACAGTGGCGCATTGTCGAGCGCGTTCCGTTCGGCATGAGCTACGAACAGATGCTTCGTAGGCCTATCGTTGTATCTCTCTGCAAGATCTTTTACACCACGAGGAAAGCCATTGAAACCAAGCGAGACGATACGATTGTGCTTATCTACAATGACACAACCTACTTGTGTCCGAGGATCCTTTGACCATGTCGCAACATGGTCGGCGAGATCAAGGAATCGTGCTGCCCACTTACTCATTTGCTTTTTCCTGCCTTTAAGATCCGATCACGCAAACCAGACGAACTATAATCGTGTTTCCTGGAAAGAAACTTTACTTGAAGATCTAAACCATATCCAGTATAATCATCACGGTGAAAATAGTCATCACCGAGGAATCGAACATCCCAATCATATCCAGTCAACAGGTTCAGTAGATCTGCTTCTGTGTCATATGGAATTATCTGATCAACATACTTACATGCCTCCAACTGAATATAACGCTCAGACAAAGCTTGAACAGGCTTGTTCTTCTCAGGACGATCGATCGTCGGATCCGATTGCAAGGCCACAACCAGACGATCACAGTTTTCCTTCGCTTCCATCAGCATAAGGACATGACCTGCATGAAACAAATCAAAACAACTTGCTACGATACCTACGCGTTCAGATGCCATTTACTAAAACTCCAATCACCATTCCTATAATGAGCAAAATTACCATATAGAGACAACCTGATCGAGTCAGACCATCCCACATCTCTCGTTGACGAGGATGATTAGTCATAATCAACACCTTCGTCTTGCTTACGACCCATATAGTGATCGTCACTCACACAATGAAACTGTGCTTGTGTTTTGGTATTGATAATGGTCTTGGCATAAGTGCCGGCAAAACTCTCGCACTGTTCCTTATCAGCCGTCTGATAAACGTCCTTGGCGATGAACTCGCCTTCTTGTGTAAACAGATATACGATCAACCAAAAACTCATTTCACTTCAACCTTTACAAGATTAGCAGGAGCAACGCAATAAAAACCTGCATCGGTATCGACTTTAATCAGACCACCGTCATAGCAAGCCTTTGTGGTTGCCTCGACTAGAGCCCTGTCTGCATTCTCACCTTTAATCATCAGCGTAAGACCGAGTAGAAATAGAATACCAGCCATAGTCATAAAACCACCAAAGCTGAACACGGCATTAAAAACTTTTTCAATAATCTTCATAATCAATTTCCTTTATATTGAACCCACTTTGCATAAAGACCGACTTCACGGCCATACGCTTCGATCTCCCACGGAGAGTCAAAGTAATCATCTTCTTTGCGTTTTGCTTTCCAGATTTCACCCATCCACTTGCTGTAGATTTTGAGGCCGCCACGTGCAGCAACTGCATGGCCAGTCTGAAGTTCGTTCTTGGCATGCTGCTTAACATGGACCATTTCGTGGCCGAGAGTTTTGATCATGTCTTTGATGTCTTGGCTCTTCAGGCCGATGGTGAACCAACGAGGATTGCGAAAACCATCTTCATCGACACATTCGCCTTCAACATCAAGGTTGTTGTAAACTTCGATGTCGAGGGTGAGGTTGCGAACCATGCGAGGATCCATGAGTTGGGCTGCAAAGAATTCTGCGGCTTCCTTGAGGAGCGCTTTCTCTTTGCGCTTGCCAATCATACCAGTGATCGTGATGTTCATGTTTTCGTCCTTCATCATTATAGGTCCACCTTACCAAACTTTTGATAAAATGTACATGCTAAAAATCAGCGTGAACGATAAAAAGGTCTTGGATAATCTCTTTCAGCAAGATGTGATGCATCAGGATGGACGTAGTGGAGGAATAGCTGGATTAATGAATCCATTTCGAGAGGATCTCTCCAGTGCCACTTGCCTCCATAGTTTGATCCGCCATTGAAAATGATGGCATCACCTTCATCAAGGTCGACCGGTATCGGATTGCTCTTATCATCTGAGTCGCTAAAAAATAGCGCAGACGTTCCTTCTCCCCTCTTACACATCGTGATAGTGAAGGAGTACTGGCACGCTTCGCGATCTCGATGATTTTTGAGTTCAGCGCCACGGAAATATTCTCGTGAGTAGGCATACGAAGGAACCATATTATCGGTTGCCCATATTTTTTCTACGATATGTTTGCAATATAAGAGTATGCTATTATCGAGAACGTTGCCATCAACAGACTGAATGTCTCCGCCTAAGTATGGACCCGTTTCTCTCCTTCTCATATCATCGAGATGAGAGATATCGATAAAGGATTTATATAGCTCTATGATCTCAGGAGACAGAACGTTTTTAATTTTAACAAAACCATTTTTCTCAAATTCAGCTCGATAAGAAGCCATCATCGTATCATCAATCATATTACCTCACTTACTTGTAGCTCTATAAACTCCGTCCCATTCCCAGGGTTCTTCAAACTTTAGATTCTGAATGCGTTTCTCCATCATATCGTAGTATGCATTCAGCTCTTCGTCCCAGCAACGTTTCAGATCTTTTATCAGATTGATAGCTGCATCCCATTTACCTTGACGATAGAAGTCCAAGAACTTTTTATGCAGCAATTCTCCAGCAGGATCTGCCACATCAAAAATGGTATAGATGCGAGCAGGTTCTGTCTTACCTTTCACGGCGATCAGGTCGAGTTCAACTACTTGGTATACATCCCCAACCAATTCGGCAGTTTGTGGTCCGACGACGAGTTTGACGCCATAAGGTTTGGATTGACCTTCCAGACGAGCAGCCAGATTAACGCCATCACCCAGACAAGTATAATCAAAACGCTGGCTACTGCCCATATTACCAACCACCACAGTGGCAGTGTTAATACCAAGACCCATGCCAAAAGCGGGTATGCCTTCTCTTTCAACTTCTTCATTAAATATCTCCAGGTCTTTTAGCATTTGAAATGCTGTTCGAACTGCATCTCGTGCATGTTGTTTGTTATCGAGCGGCGCATTCCAGAATGCCATCTGTGCATCACCAATATACTTATCTAATGTCCCATTGTTTTCAAGGATCGCTCTTGTCATGACCGTCATATAACGATTCATGATTGAAGTCAAACCTTGGACATCTTCACCATAGTGTTCAGAGATTGTAGTAAATCCTCGAACGTCTGTGAACATGATTGAAAGCTCGCGAGATTCTCCGCCTAACTTCAAGAGATCTGGTTGTCTTTGCAATTTTGCTACCAGATCTGGACTCAGATATGTGCCGAACTGTTTCTTGATTTGTTGCTTCTGAAGGAATTCAGATATAAATTTCACTGTATAGATATGCATGTAAATAATTGCAATTGCGATGACGTTAAACGTGACGTCTAACAAGATTCCTTTGCTTGCGAATAAATACATAGGCAGATAAAGATATCC